CGGAACCACGGGCATTGGCTGTCATGTTACCTGCGCCTCTTGAGAGGGCTGGGGAACGAGTGGCAGTTGTACTTGATGTTGTACTTAATGCTGGTGTCTGCGCTGCTGTATTTGCAGTGGTAGTGTTAGGAGCTGGAGTGGTTGTGTTGATGAGCACTGGGCTCTTAGAGTTCTGAGCTTCCAGAGTTGCGAAGTCTACAGGAGACTGTCCCATAGGGATTGGTTCATTGTTAGCTGTAGGAAGTACACCGCCTGCACTAGGAGCGTATGGAGGTGCATAAGGATCAGCTGCACCCATAGCAGACGGGTTAGGTGTCAGTGCGGGTACTGGAGTGTACATCGCAGGGTCTGCACCCGGCTGTTCGTTAGGGTTAGGCTGAAGGATAGGGCCGTAGCTACTAGCGACATTGCCATTAACTGGGTTTTCTACCGAAAGTGTGCGGCCAGTAACATCAGCAACACGAGCATCACGGGCTGCGTTACCAGAAGCAAGTGCGGCCTCTGCCGCTGCTTTACGAGCCTGCACACTAGCCATCATCTCAGGTGGCAATGTACCAGAAGATAGTAGTCCTGTGGTGCTTGCAAGCTCCGCTTCTGCCGCTCTTACATCTGGAGCAACTGCTGCTGCCTGTGTTTGCTGGCCACGCAGTTGTTCTAAGTATGCCTTAGCTGCTGCATCATACTGTGGTGTGCTTTGGTTACTTTCGACACTGCCGCCTAGCTCAACCAGTCGCTGCTTCATTTGCTGAAGCCGTGCAACATCTGCTTGGGTGTCCACAGAGCCTTCAAGATCAGCAATTCGACCTTCCAGTAGCTGGCGCTCACCAATGTTCTCTTGGACAAGGTTTTGCTCATTGCGCATGAGTACACCGGGTTCTTCGCCAACACGATCTGCTGGATTATTAGTTTGCTGAAGAACTGGAGCTGGCTGAGTTGCAACAGTTGGAGCAGTGTCCATGCGTGGGCCAGACTCTAAGTTCTCAAGAATTGACGACTGTGGTTTATCTAGGATTGACTGTAGGTACTGCTCTGGGGTCATGCCCATGTTGGCAGCATCTTCAACTACCTTTGGGTCTTCTAGGAGAGACTGTGGAAATCGTGACATTATTTACCTCCTCCACCATATGAAGGACGAGTGCTAAACCCAAGGTTACGCGCGAACCCTCTCATGGAGTCACCCATTTGATTAAAAGAAGGTATTTGACTTCCATACTGATCTTGGAACCCAAAGCCACCCATCGCACCACCCAAGGCAGCTTGGTATGGGTCAACCTTGTTGGCTTGGACAGATTGGCTTGAGTTAGGAGCCTTGCCTAGAATACCAGACTGGAAGCCTTGGCGCTGCTGCATCTCAAAGTCACGTTGGCGCTCGAAGTTAAGCTGTGCGTCAGTGAGGGCTGCTTGGTCATACCCTTGCAGGGAGTTGCCTGCGTTCATACCGAAGTTAGCACCCTGCCCCAGTGTATTGAGACCCTGAGTGTATGCGTTCTGGATGCCTTCGTTGGCCATGCCTGCACCCTGCAACGCATTACCTTGGTCAGAGAACTGCTGTGACTGTTGGGCAAGGCTGCGGTCAATGAGCCTGTCTTGTACGTCTAAGGCGACATCAGCGCGGCGGTCATCGAAGGCGCGGTTAGCTACTGCTTCGGCTACACCAGCACGGCTGGAGTTCGTGTTGCCTGTGCCACTTGCTGCTAGGTCAATGCCTGTCAGAGTGTTCTCTTGGAGATTGCGGCGGTCATCACGCATCGCAGCGTCAACCAACGGGTTTGCGTTGGCACTGGCGTAGCCCATAGCAGTGTTTAAGCGGTCAGCCTGTGCGGCCTGCGCCATGCCTTGGTACTGGTTGAACAGAGAGTTGGCATTGGAGCCAAAGCCAGACGTGTTGTCCATCATGGCGTAACCAGAGTTCTGGAGGTTGCCGCCTATGTTGCCCATGTTGGTGGCAGTGCCCGTCTGGAAGTCGTTAGGTCCAGCTAGGGTTTGACCATTGTATGCACCAGTTGATAACACGCCATCTAAAGCGGCAGAACTGCCAGATAGGTTAGCGTCCACATAAGGTTCGTACTGTCTAAAGCCAGCCATTTGGGCTTCTGTTGCTCTGTCTTGTGCTTTGGCTTGCTTGTTTGCGCCCATAAGGCCCATGGCACCGCCGATTATTGCGCCCCACATATTATATTCCTTTTATCTTTCGTTCTACAAATCAGAAGTCATTGTAAGTTAGACCTGCTGTAGAAGCTGATCCACCCATTGCTGCCCAAGATGTGCCGTTGTAAACAACAAGTCCTTGGGTCCCATCGCTAAGGGGGTCCCAAGGTGAAATCGCATAGCGAACCATGCCCTTGCGGGGGCTCTCTGGCGCTCGATCTGACACTTGCACACTGGCATCACTTAAAGATCGTATGGATGCCTCTACCTCTCGCAATTCTTCTTGTAGATAGTTGGGTAGGAAGTCTGGGTTGAGGTTGGGTACTTGACGCCTAACGTAACGAGACACCAGCATGTTGATCTTATCGGAAAGTGACATGAGTTACCTCCGACCTGTGACTACAACTTCAACGTCCATACCACTGAATGTAAAGTCCTTGAGAATAGCTGTAGTCAACTTGTAGGACAGGTATCTACCAGCAATCCGTGTATCCACCTTGTACTCATCAGAGGAGTCAAAGGTGACTTCAGTCTGGTAGTTGGGGGTAGTATTAGGCGTGTCAGACGCACCAAAGGTAAAACCAAATGTAGCATCTGCATTGACTGTAGACATCTGTGGGTAAACCTTGGAGATTACCTTGTAGCCGCTCAGGGGGATGCCCACGTCATCTAGGTCTATGCCTACACGCTCCAGTAGAAGCGGAGAGGAGACTGTAGTGTCCACTGGTTGAGCTAAGTTGCCTTGGTCCACTAGGTCGATACCGTAGAGCTTGCTGTCTGTGATGCCACCACCATTGGAGGACACAAGAAGGGCTCTGCGGTTACTCTGACTCTCTTGGTCGTGGTATGTACCACCAATGTTTTCATATGACTGAGTTGCATCATCGTATGAGAAAACACTGTCCACTGAAGCCTCTGTACCGCTGACTGCGTTGGGGAGGTCTTGGAAGGACCAAACGTCCTCTGTGTAGTTGTAGACTGCTGCACGGTTACAGTGGGTTCCATCTGTATATACGGCCATGTCATCGCCACTGTGATAGCAGAAGTATATCTCTTCTAGGGCGGCGTTATGCAGTACAAAGCATTGGTCAGTGCGTGAAGTGTTCATGCCACCAAAGACATAATTACGGACCCTGCCGTCACATATGGATTGCCGGGTGTTACCGTCAGTCACATATATGTCCTTTCGATCAAAGACGTAGTGGCGACCCTCTACTTCCACAATGCAGTTTTGGTTGATTACCCCGGCGTCATCAAAGATTTTGCGGAAGTTGAAGATGAACGTACCGCCTACAAATTCCATCATCCAAACTTGATCTTTAGAATACACAAGGAAGTTGGCACCCAGTGTGGCACCATCCATAATTGGTGTTTTCATCTGCACAAGGTCATTAAAGCCAGCACTGTTAGTCAAGTCACTTTCGTCCCAAGTCGATGGGACTTGGTTTGCCAGTGCTGGGTCCGAAAACCTCACACGGTTAGGAAAGCTATTGCCTGCCTCTACTGTACCCAAAGCTAACAAGAAGTCACCAAAGGATCGGAGTGCAGTGGTCCTGTAGTTAGAGGGCCAGTTGGGTAGGGCAGTGAAGTTATTGGCAGTAGGGGTTCTTGCTACAGGCACTTGGTCTGCACGATTAACATACTGAACATCAGCTAAGGTGGTTGCTGTAACGGGATCAATGCTTGTAGAGGTGCTGGCATTATATCTTTGAGTAAAGTTTCCATTAAAGAACTCATGGATGTCAAAGGTGTCATCGACAACCAACACAGTGTCGTAGCCAGTTTGGGCAGCCAGTCCATAAGAAAATACTGGGTTCCAAGTGATGGCATCAGACACAGCCCTATAGATGGGGCCACGGGTCACATTACCATCAGTGAACCTAATGTTCTTTGCTCTGGTGTAGGCATTGGTGGGGAGGTTGTAGGGGTCAACATCAGTGACCACGCCCACAGACCCTAGTCCACGGATTGGTAAGTTAGGCATGGCCTGAGTTCCTTACTGTAGGTTAAGTCTAAGTGACTACCGGGGGCCAAACTACTGTGCGTGGGAACCCAGACTGCTGAGGTACATCGAGCAGTGCTTGGCGGTACACAGTCCACTCAGTTTGCTTGTCTGAGGATAGGTCTGCCCAGCGCAAAGTGTTAGACACAAGTGGATCAACTTTTGTTCTTAAAAGCATGTCACGCTCTGCACGAACCTCTGTAGCTTTCCATTCATCATACACCGCATCAGAGGGTGCTACCCAAGCTCCACCTTCGTAAGTGTGTAAGTGAGATGGACGTTGTGTTACTTCAACGGTTCCGACTGGGTATGCAGCAATAATCTCATCCGAAGGGTCTGATAAGGTTTCCCAATAATCCCCACTAAGATTTATAAAGTATTTAGACATTTTAACTCCTATGACAGATAAGCGGCGTTGCGATAGGAACTGCCATTTGTATAATGATAGTGTCCATTAGGGACAATAAAATAACCATTATCCCATGTCCCGCTATCACCGTCAGGCCCACCAACCTGAATGGCGCCACTAAATGACGCGATTGTGTTGACATAAGCCGTCCCACCGCCAACATTTAACATATAATAAAGTGCAATGGCACGACCTGTAGTGTTTTGATACCAAGTAAGTGGAGTCAAAGTTGCACTTGAGTAGGATTGGTTTACACCCAAAGTATCTGGAACACTCACATTGGCATTCGTAATGAAGCCACTGTTGTTAGTCAGTTGGCTTGTATGGGTCACAGAAGCAGGAAGTCCTGAGATACTGAGGTTGCCAAGGCCTTGGCGGCTGAGGGTCAGCGTAGTGCCACTAAAAGAGCCACCATTCACATAGTAGTTGGTGTCTGTGGTGCCTGCTGGCAACGTAAAGAAACTGAAGTTACCACTGCCATCTGTTTGGAGCACTTGGTTGGCGCTACCATCAGTGATACCAAGGTCAGTCAAAGAGCTGGGGATAGACGTTGTGTTGTTTAGGTCTGCTTGCGTGACAGTCACAGCGCCAGTGAGGTTGGGAAAGGTATTCTTCAGAGTGCTCTTGATCAGGCGGATGTGGTCATCAGCTTGGGCAATACCGTCAGTCGAGGCCGGGTTTGATGTGACCAGAGAGTTAACGTAGGTTCCATTTTCTAGAGCCATATCGATGGTTCCTCTTTCTTTTGTTTCTAGGGTGGGGCTCTCGTTGACTGAGGCCGACAACAACAACAACAACAAGAACTTTAGCCCTGTTTTTTGAAGTTGCTTTTGTTTCTGAGGGTGCGGGGGTCAGTTTTTGCCTAGGGAACCTAAGCAAACGATTGACTCTAACAGCTAACCCCTTGCAATCTATAGCTTCTACTGTGCGGGGGATGTATGGTCCCACTGGGAGGGGGCCTATGATCTACACACGAGATGACATTGAGTTGACATTAGTCACGGGAAATTTGTTAGGCTGGGGGCTTGGACTTTTCAACACAGATTGGGACAGTCCTTAGTCAACTTAGCTAACCTAAGTCACCCAACAGCTACACCAGCTCACTTGATCCACTCTTGCCACACCTGATCACTACACCAAGGACACTTATGGTGAGCAGCAGCACTAACAGTGCCACGAGTTATGCCAATGTCTTTGAGTGTCTTGGTCGAGTGCATCCGCAGTTGATCAGCAGCACGATTAGCAAGCCTGTGGTGCTCGTAGGCAGCACAGGTCAGATAGATGATCTTTAGTCGTCTCACGAATGCTCTAAGCATGTCTTCGGTTCTCTCTCGTTCTAATAGTGGGAACCAAGGGACCAACAGACTCAAAGGTGAGGTGGTC